TAGTGTTGAAAATTTAGATCAACTTAATCCTAAAATTGCAAGTGATTTTCTTGAGCAAGGAAGAATCAACAATGATGAATATAAAAAAATGTTAAAATATTTTGAAGAATCAAATAATAAACATGTAGATTTACATAAAGAACACAAAATAAGTGAATTACCAGAAAGCATTTGGGATCAAACTCCTGAGCATGATGAAATATTTGATAATTATTATAATGCATTAAAAAAAGAAAAAGAAGCAATTGCTAAAAATCTTTTTTTTGAAGATTATAGTGGTAAAACATTAAGAACGGAAAGAGCTCCTATTTCTAATTCAGTTTTTCATACTAATAAAATAATTGACAAATTTCTTGCAACTAAAGGTAAAAATACTTGGAGCAGTGCAAAAGGTACTTCTGAAGGAGAGAAATTATATCAAGATATAATAAATATTCAAAAAAATAATCCAGATAATAATAAAGCAGTTTTAGATTTTATACAAAAAAATTATCCTGAGTTTGATCCTATAGATAGATATTCACATTATATACATTTAGGAACTCCAGGTGAAAAAATATTAGAACCAATTAAAAGCTGGGAGATTACTCCTGATATATGGAAGAACAAAAGTAGAGCACATACTAATGCTTATTCTAAGAAATTATCAGCAATGGAAGAAGGAGGAATCATTAAAGATGATAGAGGACAATGGGATCATCCAGGAGAGATAACAGAAATAGGAAGTAATGAAATAACAATGGAAGGAGTTCATTATGATGTTCTTGGTGTATCAGATACTGGTGATACTAAACTAATGAAACCAGGAAAGAATTATAAGTTCAAAGGAAAGAAGGTGACAGAATATCCTATGGCTAAGAATGGTGTAAACCAACAAGATCAAAAAACTTTGCAACAATTAGATCAATTGACTAACTTTACAAATTATAATAAACCACAACCAGGAGGTTGGTTAGAAGCTTACAAATGAAAACAGGTATATATACAATAACTAATACTATTACAAACCATATATACGTGGGAGCTGCTTCTGACATTCTAAAAAGATTAAATCAACATTTATTAGGATTAAGAAGAAATAATCATGATAACGATTATTTACAAAATTCTTTTAATAAGTACAAGGAAGAAAGTTTTATCTTTGAAACATTGGAAGAATGTAACAAAAAATACTTGTACTCTCAAGAACATTATTGGTGTAATATGTTAAATACACATAATAAAAGTTTTGGATTTAATTTAAAACCAACACATCCAGATAACCTATCTTTGTGTAGTGAAGAAACTAGAACAAAAATTAGATTAAAGGCTACTGGTAGAAAATGGTCTGATGAATATAAACAATTGTTTAGAGAAAAACAATTAGGAAAAAAACAATCAGAAGAACAAATTACAAAATCTAAAGAAAGCAAATACAAAAAAGTTTATCAATATTCTTTAGAAGGGAAGTTAATTAAAGAGTGGCCTTCAGCTCAACACATAAAAAAAGAATTAAACATACCAGCAAATAACATATCTAATTGCTGTAATAATAAAAAGTCTTGTAATACTGTAAAAGGTTTTAAATGGACATATATAAATCAAGGCTAAACAAATATAAATCATGAAAGCACAAATTTTAAAAATTGCAGGAGTTAAATCTGAAAAGGAGTTCTATAAAAAGTTTCCTTCAGAAGAAGCCTTTATGAAGAAACATGGTAAAGAGTTTAAGAAAGCTCAGACTGGTGCTGCAATTAATGCATCACAAGTACGTCAACCAGCTTTCAAACCTTTAAGTTATCAAGATCAAGTTGATGATGTTGACAAAATGTTAACAGGTTCAACAGCTGCACAAAGACAAGAGCTTGCACTTAAACAACAAGCTGCTTCAAAAGATAGTGGTAGTGGTGGAGGTTTTGACATTGCTGGTCTTATGAAACTAGCTGGAGGTGCTATGCAAGGAGGAGAAGGCATGGAAGGCATAGGTGATTTGGGTGGAGCTGCAAGTGGTGCTGGAGCAGGTGTAGCAGCAGCAGCAAGATATGGAGCAGATATTCCTATGGCTCAAGATGGAGATTGGTATTCTAAGAATCCTATAGGAGGTTCAACTAGTTATGGACAAGTGCAACCTGTAAGTGGATTAAAATCTGCAGGTTCTACAAATCCTTTAGCTACTGGTGGAACAGGAGGATTTGATGTTTCTAAATTAGGTCCTCAAGGAGTTGGTTCAAAAGCAGAAGATAATACATGGTCTAAAGTGGGAGGAGCGTTAGGTAAATATGCAGGACCAGTTGGAGATGTTATTAGTGGTATTGGAGAATTAAAGAAAGAGAAAGAAGCAAGAAAAGCTGCTGAGCAAGCAAGAGATGTAAGTAAAATATCTCTTCAAGCAGCAACAAGTGTTGATGTAGATGCAAGAAGACAACAATCTGAAAACATAGCTAAGCAAAGAGAAGCACAAATGCCAGTTAATACAGGAGAAGAATTCTTTCCTATATATGGTGTAGGTACAAATGTTCTTGCTAGAAATGGTATGATGTTACAAGGTGGCGGTGAAATACAAAATACATATGATCCATATGATATATATGAAGATAGTGGATATGAGCCATTGAATGATAGTAACGTGAAACAATACTACCATGGTGGAAGATTACATAAAATGCAAGATGGTGGAGGAACTCCTTGGGGAGCTATTGGACAAAAAGCTACAGGCATAGGACAATCATTAATGGGTGGTCAAAATGCTGGTGGTAAAATTGGTGGTACAATAGGTTCAAGTATTGGTAATGCTATTGTTCCAGGACTAGGTGGAGCTATTGGTGGATTTGTTGGAGGATTAGCTGGTAATGCTTTAGATACTAATGCTAAGAGAATGAAGAAAGCACAAGATGCTACACAAAGAAATATGCAAGGAATGGCTAATGCTAATATGGCTAAAGGTATTCAAGCACAGAACCAATCATATATGGAAGATGGTGGATGGGTATCTAACGATTGGACTCCACAAGTTATAGCTTCATTCGGTGGTCTCGATGAACAAGAAGTATATGACTATGCACATGAAGGAATGGATACACTAAGAGCTGGTGGACATTTAAGAGATTACACACCTCCTAGTGATAGAGCTATGGAAATATATGAAGATGGTGGAGAGATTCAATCTTATGGATTAGGTGGAGAGTTACAAACACATTGGGGTGGAGGAGCTGAAACTATTTCACGTAACCCTTACTTACCTGGTACAGGAGAAACAATTATGTTTAGAGGTAAGAGTCATGAAGAATATTCTCCAAATGGAGAAACAGGAATTGGTGTTACATATGGTGGTAACCCAGTAGAAGTAGAAAGAGGAGAACCTATGGTAGAATTAGAAGAAGGTGGAACAATAGATCCTGAAACAGGAGAAGTTCAAAAATCAGGAGTGGTGTTTGGTAATCTTCAAATACCTAATCAATATATAGATATGTTAGGAGATAAAAATGCAAAAGGTAAAAAGTTTAAAAACTATGTAGCTGATTTATCTAAGATAGAAGAAAAACAAAATACTATCATAGATAAATCATCTAAAGAACTTAATGCTCTTGATCCTGTAAACTCTTTTGATAAATTAAAACTTACAGCATTGCAAGCTAATATACAAGGAGCTAATATGAAACTTAAAGATCTTGCTGATAAAAAGATAAATGCAGCTTCTCTTCAGAATGCTATCAATGATACAGCAGAAGAACATGGATTAGTTGCTGATGATCTTGCTAGAGGTAAAGCAAAGGTTGATAAAAAAGCTTTACGAGACTATGCTGAATATGGTAAACAAATGTTTGCAGATGGTGGTTCTATAATTGATCCTTTAGAACAATTAAAAGAATTACTAGGAAATAAAGGATTTGATTATAAACAATCAAGTGGTATAAGAACAGGTTCAAAAACTAAACAAGGAAAAGCATCTAGACATAGTACTGGAGAAGCTATGGATTTAACATTTCCTAAATTAGGAAAAGATTCATACAACGCAATGTTACAAGATCCTGAGATAGCTCAATTCATGTTAGATAATAATCTTACAGCTATAGATGAATATGATGATGACATAAGAAAACAAACAGGAGGATCTGGAGGACATTTGCATATTGGATTAGATAAGGGTACAGCTGTTGCAGATAGATTTAGAAATCAAGCTCAAGCATTGTATGGTGCTAAAACACCAGCTACTACAACTGACAATACTACTAGTGCAGCAACTACTACAACTGAGATTACTAAACCTCCAAAAATGACAACAGCAGAAGCTATTAGTAAAGGATTTAAATACAATCCAACAACTAAGCAATATGAAAAAACAGTTAAAGGAGTACAAGCAACTGATACTGCAACAAATGAAGGGACAGCATTAGAGAAAATTCCTGCAGGACAAAAACGTGGTACATCAGGTTTGTATGGTAAAGTGACACAAGAAGCTTTTGATACAGCTAAAAAAGAAAACCCTTGGTTTGATTGGACAGGTTTTGATCCTTCTAAGAAAGCAGATGTATTACGTTATCAAAATGCATTTAACACTAAAGCTAAAGAGATTGGATCAAAAGCTTATGTTAAACCAGATAGTGCATTTGGAGAACAAACAGCAAGTGCTAGAATAGCTCAAGCTAAACAACAAACTCCTCCTGCTGATAGAGTAGAGATAGCAGATGTATACGAACCTGAAGCAACAACAACTACAGAAGAAACTACTAAAACAAATTGGTGGGACACAGCATCAACTGCATTTAATGCAATACTTCCTAGTATTAGACCAAGTGATGCAGAAGGATTAGATACAGCTCAGTTATATCCAGAGATGTTTGCTATGGCTACTAACCAAGTGGCTCCTGTACAAGCACAAACATTCCAACCTGATTTAGGAGTTCCTTATGATATATCATATCAAGATCAGTTGAATGCTAATCAAGCAGACTATAGAGCAGCACAAAGAATGATGGGTTATAACCCAGCAGCTCAAGCTAATCTAAATGCACAGAAGTATCAGGCTAACCAATCTGTATTAGCTGATCAGTTCAGAGCTAACCAAGCAATGAAAGATAAAGTGTATGGTGAGAATAGAAACATGCTTAATCAAGCTAAACTTACTAACCTTGGTATCTTTGATAAGCAATACGAAAGACAAACAGAAGCATTAGCTAATACAAAAGCTACAACACAAGCTGCTTTGAATTCTATATCTGATAAGTATGCTAAGAATAAATTAGAGAACAGAGAGTTGAAAACATATGAGAATATGTACAACTATAGATTTGGTCCTAACTTCAGAGCACAGAACATGAATCCTTTAGCACAGTTTGATACAGATTATAAAGGAGCTTCAGCAGAAGAACTCGATGCTATGTCAGCTTATAAAAAAGCATTAGCTAAAAGAGAAGCTGCTGAAGAAAAGAAAAAGAAACCTTCATTAGCTGGAGAAAGTATTGCCAAAAGAAATGGTTCTATCGTAAAATCTTACAAGAATATATAATTAAACTCATTATAAAACATTACTACAAAATGTTATTAAATTTTGATAGTATAATAATTTAAATTAAATTTGCTAATCTACATATTTATATGTATTAAAATAACAGACTATGGCTTCATGGGCAGATAAAATACCAACTTTCAATCCTTACGTACAACAACTTCCTGTAGATGCTATGGTGAAGGTTGGTATGGCTAAACAAGCTCAGTATGAGGAAGGGGTACAAAAGATACAAACAAGTATTGACAATGTTGCAGGACTTGATGTTGCTAATGATGTAGATAAAAAGTATTTACAATCTAAACTTAACTCATTAGGTAATAACTTAAAATTGGTAGCTGCTGGAGATTTTTCTAATTTCCAGTTAGTCAACTCTGTTTCTGGTATGGCTAAGCAAATTACCAAAGATCAGAACGTAATCAATGCTGTAAGTTCTACATCGTGGTTGAGAAAGCAACAAGCTGAAATGGAAAAAGCTATTTCAGAAGGAAAATCTTCACAAGCTAATCAATGGGACTTTGGAGAAAAGGCAAATAGATATTTAAATTCTACTAAAGCTGGAGAAAAGTTTAATGGAAGATACACTCAATATACAGATGTAAACAAAAAATGGTTAGAAGTTTTTAAAACTTTACATCCTAGTATAACAGAAGAGGATATGCCATATGTTAAAAATAATGATGGCACTATAAATTATGGTAAGACAGCTGCAGCAATGACTGAAATAAGTAAAGAAACAGTATCTGAACAACAGATAGCAGATGCATTACGTTCTAGTTTAACTCCTGATGATCTAAATCAATTATCTATAAATGGTAGATACCAATTTCAAAGTGCTGGTCCAGAACAATTAAATCAATACTCTACAAAAAAATATGAAAGTGCAGTTAAAGGATATGATGGTTATATAAAACATTTTGAAGGTCTTGCTAACATGAGCAATGCTGATCCTGAAGTAAAGAAACAAGCATTAGCATCAATTGATTATTATAAAAAAGCTAAAGAGAATGCTAAGATAGAATTATCAGAAGATCTTGAATTGTCAATTAGTAATCCCGATGAAGCTAAATCTAAAATTTATAAGAATGGAGCCATAGAAGAATTTGCACATGCCTATTCTTGGGAAAGTAATAAATTAAAAATTTCAGAAAATCCTATATTAAGTGCTGAGTACAAAGAAAAGAATTATCGTTTAGACGTGGCTAAATATGATTTATCTGTTAAAGCTGAAAAATTTAACCAATGGAAAGATATAAAAACTTTAGAAAATTCAGATAGAGATTATGATTTAAAACTTAAAGAGTTAGTTCTCAAAACTACAGGAAGTCAAAGTGGTGCTGTTGTATATGGTGGTAAAGCTACAAATATAAAAGATCCATTAACAGCTATGAATAATGATGCTGTAGAGTCTGACGCTGCTGCTAATTCTATTATATCTAAGTATGCAAAAGCAAACAATGTTAATTTTGATACAGCACAGAAAAGATTTGAAGCATACAGAAGAGGAGATAAAACTGCTATTGATAGTAGATGGCAAGGTGAAGCTCAAAACTGGAAAAAGAATACAACAGAATCTGAAAATATTTTAGAAGCAATTGCCTTAACTAAAAAAGAAGTATATAGTTCTGATGAAGCTAAAATAGCTAACGCTAAATTTAAAGCTGATGTTAATGCACTTCCTGCTTTAAAATATAATATTAATGGTAAAGTGTACTCTTTTACGAAAGAAGAATTAGTTGAGTACACAAAAAAAACTAAACCTATCACTGCAACTTATGGTTTAAATATTACTAATAAACCATTAACATTAAAAGAAAAAATTCTAGATAGTATTTCAAAAAATGATATTACAGCAGCAAATAATTTAAATAGATATCGTGTTGCTGTTGATAATAACTATAGAAATATTAAAAAATTAGATGATAGAGTTAATGAGATATTGTTAGATAGAAATGGATCATATGTTCCAGCTGTCTATAATATGAATGTAACAAATAAAGAAGGTGCTACGTCTAGAGATAATATGGAAGGAATAGCTATGAATGCATTATTAAAATTTGGTACAACACTAGGAGGTCAAAAAGGAGGTGCAGAAACTTTAAGTGCTGACAAAGTTAATATAGCAAGAGGGTGGTTAGCTGGAGAAGGTAAAGATGATATACAGTATAAAAGACTTAAACAAGGTAAAAAGCAATATATTGTAATGATTAAAGGTGCTGAAGAAATTGTTGTACCATTAACAAATGAAGAAATACCGTTTCTACCTAAAAATGAAAATGAACCTTCTCCTGTAGAAGCTGATGTAATATCATTACAAGAAAAATTTAACGGTACAACAAATTATAAACATATTCCTCATAAAGGATATTTTCAACCAGAAGATTTTACAAATGTTAAAAACTTAAATGTAACAGCTGATCTTGAATGGGATGAAAGTAATCATTCATTGAATTACATTAACTATAATATTAAACTTCCATCAGGTTGGTATTACATGCAACTAGAAGGATATAAAATGAGTGCTGATGAAGCTGCAAAAGTTATACAAGGAAATACAGATAATCAGATAAAGCAACTGTTCTTAAATAATCCTAAAGTTGGTTCAAAGATTAAAAAAGAAATACTAAACCTTAAATAATAAACCTATGCCAGATTTTGATAAAAATCTTCAACCTATAATTGAAAGTACAAAGTTTCCTGGATTTGATTTAAATGTACAAGAAGTAAGACCACAACCTATGCCAGATCTGTTATCAGGGTTTGGTGGAGGAACTTCTGATCATACTGAAAAAGATATTTATGATATATTAGGACAAGCTCAAGCAAATTCTAGACAGAAAGGTAGAGGTGTTAGGGTTATGGATGCTCAATTAGTAGCTAATAAAAGATATGATTTCTTTAATCCTACTATAGAGAACTATGAAGACTTTGCATCTTATGGTCAATCTGGTTGGGAGAAAGCTAGGAATGGTGTACTTAAAGGAACTAATCTAGCAGGTACAACAGTACTTGGTGGGTTTGGTATGTTATATGGTATAGGTAAATCTTTGTTTGGTTCAGAACATAAACTATCTAGTATATGGGATAATGAGATTATGCAAGGGTTAGATAAATGGAATAACAAAGTTGATCAAGAGTATCTACCTAATTACTATTCTGAAAAAGAAACAAATGCAGATTGGTATGATAGAGATAACTGGATGACTACTAATTTTCTATTTGATAAAGTTATTAAGAATGCTGGATTTGCTGTAGGAGCAGTATATTCTGGTAACATAGCTAATGGAGTGTTAGGTGCAGCTGGTGCTGTTATAGGAGAGTCAGCTATGGCTAGAGCTATAGCTATGGAATCTTCTCAAGTATTCAAAGCATTTGCTCCATTATTAAAGAATACAGCAAGAGCTTTTTCTAAAGCTAAAAATATTGAAGCTTCGGAAGTATTAAAAAAAGGTATAACATCTATTGCAGATGTAGCAGACCAATCTTCACAGATAGCAAAAATTGCTAAGATAACAAATCAATTTAATAATTTTAGTGATGCTGCAAGAAGAACAGCAATAGCTGCTTATTCATCAGGAGGTGAAGCTACATTTGAAGCATTACAAACTTCTAATGAGCATAGAACTAATTTAATTAATAATTATAAAAATACACATGGAGGAGTTGGTCCTACAGGAAAAGATTTATCAGATATTGATAATGAAGTTGCTGATGTAGGAAGAGCTTCTTTCTTAGGTAATATGGCTTTGTTATCTATAACAGAATATGTGCAGCTTCCTAAGTTATTAGGAAGTTCATACGCTGCTGAGAGACAAGCTTCAAATAGTTTATTAGGGAAAGCAGATGATGTTCTTCTTGACAAAGGGAAATATATAGCTAAAGAAGCTACAACTAAGTTTGGTAAATTATATAACAGAGCTGCAGGAGTAAGTAGATATGTTTTTGATCCTAAAGAAGGTGGTCAAGAATTAGGACAATATGCTTTACAAGTAGGAACACAAAACTATTATAAAAAATCTAGAGAGACAGGTGCTGCAAATATGTGGACTGATGGATTTGTTTATGGATTTGTTGGAACAGATGAAAAAGGAGAAGATGTTGGAGCTTTAACTTCTAAAGCAGGTGCTGAAGGTGGTATAATAGGTGCATTTACTGGAGGAGTTATGCAAGCAAGATCAACTTATGCTACAAAGAAACAAGCTAAAACAGGAACTGCTAACTTTTTAAATTTACTTAATGATGCACCAACATTTAGAGATGCATTTAAAGATAAATTAGATTCAGCTAATAGAGGTATTAAACTTCAAGAACAACAACAAGATGCTGTACTTAGTGGTGATAAATTAGAAGCTATTGATTTAAGATCAGACATGGCTATAAACTATT